AGTTATAGGCGTTATCAGTAACACCGGCCTTGCCACCTGAATCACATACCGTATTTAAAATGGCCATACTTCGGCCAGATCCATCCGATAACGGGTAACTGCGTTTAATAACTTTTTCTATTATCAGATCCCAATCTTCAATATAACCAGCGGGATCTAACGGCAACGACTCACCACCTGATAAACGTTTTGAAATATGAATATCAAACCGATCAACTAGCCAGTTTTCAAAACCAACACCATAAGCCATTACCTGACAAACAAACTTTGCGCCCTGCACATCGATTGATGCATGTAAAAATCGAGCCCCTTCTGGGACCATTCGTTTTGGTAAATCTTCAGCACGTTTTTCAAGGTCATCTGATGAAGTTTGCGACATCAATCTACGTGGCAAATAGGCCGTGCCCTGGTCAACGTTAGTAGTCGCCTTTAATGTTGTTTCTGTGCCGGTAATTTCATAATCACGTAACGCATTAAGGTAACGCTGTATAATATTTTCCCAACTTTGATAAGCAGCAGCGGCGCCTGGCATCCAGAACGATGCGGTTTTTGATTTTCTTTTTTCGCCAGCAACTCTATATTCGCCGCCTTGAAACTCAACATGGCAGCCCTCGGGCACCCATTTACCTTTTGCATTCATAGAATGCTTGTGTTTTTCATCAATTACAGAGCCGCACTTGGTACACTTCAAACCAATCGCGCCCGTTATTTGTGTGTCTGTATGTCCGAATAAATCTTTATTAATGTTAAAACTAAAAGCCTCAATACCAGGACCAGGCATAAAATACGCATCACAACACGGGCACGGCATATACCACCGCCGCCGATCACCTTGGTTGTATAGCGATAAAATGCCACGCGTTGGCGGTGCTTCGTGCGGCGTTCTGGCTTTCCATTTTGGGTCTAACACCTCAAAACCGGGCGAGGATTCCGCCATAGTCATGCCGCGACTCATAAATGTTTGTGTTCGTTTTTGAGCTAATGAAAACGGAGAGCCTTCTTTATCTATGTCCTCGGGCATCCGGTCATAATCAGTTAACAGCATGAACTTAAACTCAGAACTTGAAAGCTGCTTTACTGTCGGCCAGATAATTTTTAAAACATTACCCGCTTTAAAATATTTTTCGTGTACGTTATCGTCTTGTTTATTTTTACTTAAATATTTTCCTATCTCGGGAGAGTTTCTAAACATGCGACTGATGCGTAATTTAGAAAAATCTTTGGCTTTTTCTTGCGCTATATGAACGATCGCCATATCTGATGGATCACACGTAACCATGTAACCTACGCCGCAATCAATCAAACCTTGCGTTTTACCAGTTCGAGCCGGGCCAACAAATATAACTGACTCAAAATCGCGCGACGAAAGCACATCCATAGGCTCAAGCATGTACGGCGTAAGTGAACCATCCCATGGTGCCGTGCCACTACCTGAAGACTGGACGCGAACATATTTGCTCGCAGCCTCACTTACAAGCATTCGAACCGGTGGCCTTGCTAGTGCTGATACCTCTCGACGAACATCAGCGACAGAGGCATACATTATTCTGCCAACTTATCTGCTAACTGAGCGCGCGCATTATCACATTCAGTTTCAATCAAATTAATTACATCAGAATCTAAACTACATTTCATTTCTAAAATATCAGGTAGAGTTTCTATCGTTCTGACGCACGTTTTAACAACCTCAGCAATCTCCTGTGCTACTTCATTAACGGGTATCAAGGCGCCCGCTTCTCGAAGATATTTTGATTTTTCATTTTCACCCTTGTACCAATCTAGCCGATCTTTTGGCTGCAACACATCCGGGTTTTTGATTTCTTCAAAGCTTGGAAGTTGCCCAGATAATATCGCCTCTGCAGCCTCTGCAATATGAAAAACATCATGTCCTTTTCGCTTCTTTTTTGGCACAACACCAGCAGCATGTAACCGCTTGCCTATGGTTTCTCGGGCTGAGCCAAACGCTTTTTGTAATTGAGATAAAGACCAATAAAAACGATCATCAAAATCAACAACTTGCGACTCTTCCATACCCTTAGACCATAATATTTCTTACTGACGCCGAGACCATAGAGCCCCTAAAAACTCATAATTACCGCGGTGCGAATTACCCGTGGATAACGAAACCCTCAGGAGTACCTTTATTAAATTAAAATGATGTTTTTAACGCAGAACTTAATCGCTTACTGAAGTGACTGTTAAATTTATTTTTAACAACACCCTGAACAATTTTTGTAAACTCAAAACGCTTTGAGTATCTAACCTCTTTCTCAAATGCAACCACTAACTTTAATTGCTTACCGCCACGACCAAACCGCTCCCATACACCACTAACACCTTTGATCGTAGCAATAAATTGTTTCTTCTTTTTAACCAACCCTTTCTTTCTGCCAGGTATATTACCGAACTTATTTAACCGCGCATTGAATGGCACACCAGTACCCTTTCCAGATGCTCTGCGTACGCCGCCATGGATCTGATACTTAAGATACTCATATGCCCAAGGTAATATAAACACCTCAGCTTTCAGGTTTAGCTTAGTAGAACGCTTAACCCTAAACGAATTAACCGTGGCCCTTGTTGGCCTGTCTAATTTTTTCTCTGCTTGAATTTTCAATGCCCTTTGAGAATCCAAAGCCACATCATTTATTGCTTGACTAGCCGCAAACGGAACCTGTTTCTTTGCTATAGCGCTCATGTTTTTAATCACACGATCAATATCAGACTGTAGGCTTATTTTCATTAATTACTAATGCCCAGTGAACTGTCTGGCAGCATAAATAACCACAGAAAGCATCAATCCAATAGCGCCCAAAATACCCGTTGTGGCAAGCTTCTCAACAACTCCCCGCCAAAATTCTTTCTTTAATTTCTCCCGCTCAATTAACTCAGACAAATAATCATGTTGATCATTATGCTCTTCATGCGGAACCGCAGACATTCTCTCTTCTAATGCACCTAACCTCTCAGCTATCTCTACTAACAACCCCTGCTGTTCAGAATCCACACAACACCTTGCCATTTATTAGCTATGTTTAAATATATTTTAAATTCACTTTGCGATATTGTATTGACCATAAAAAAACCCCACACGATCCCGTGCGGGGCCAAGACAATAAACCTAATCAGTACCAATCTGAGGACATAAAAAAAGCCCTGCAGGGGAGCAAGGCTTTTCTTTAGTGGCAATGAGTGTAGATTGACTGATAATCTACGCTAACTGTGCGCACAAGGTCAAGCACTTATTTTAAAATTATTTATATTTTTCACTGCAAGCAAGTAAGCATGCACAAAACACTCGCCGCTATTTTTCAGCTCTCGGTATCTTGCATGTGAAATATTTAACATCTCTGCACCCTCCCTTGAACTGACATTAAAATAATAATCTTGCTCTATCACCTTGAACACAAGCCGCCTTTCACGTTTTAAATGTACCAAAATCGCTTCAATTATTTCAGCCTCTTCACTATCATAATCAACGACACCATTACCGGGAACAATTACAAAATTAGATTTACCAGGTAATTTTAAATTAGCACCACTGGTTGCTCGCAACCAGGCACCCCATGCGTTTATCAACGAACGCACCTCACCCAACTCATCATGCTGCTTTCGTATTGTTGACATCTTCATACCCCTCATCGAATTGCCACTGTGAGCAAAAAACTGGCTTCGGGTAATTACCCGACACACTACAAGCAATCCCACCTATTGCCATGGCTCGTAAATCACGCTTACAACATGCACGACAACCTTTTTTGTGTTTAATATTATTTATTTGTTGCAGCTCCAATACTTGCTCGGGATTACGTGAATACAAATTTCTCATTTAGCCCGCCTTTTTATTATTTAAATTAAAATGCTCATTGCAGCACGCCTCAGCAGCCTGCTTCTTAACCTCGTCAGACCCTGCTCGAAAATAACCGATGGCCTGTTTTTGATACCAGGCAACATAAACCCTGCTACCGACTTTGCCACCCCAGCAAACCGTATACTTACCTTTCTGCTGGTAATACTCAGGCACTATCCCAGCAGCTCTTTTAGTTTTTCTCGATGTCTAGCGGCAAACTCTTTTGACGATTTATCCGAACCAATTTTTTTAATAAAATCCTTGTGAAAAACTTTCTGCTTGTTATTTGCACACAGGTAAACAAACTCTTGCAATTCAGGCGGCCATGTATCCTTCCGTGATACAGTTGCCCTCAAACCTGCTTTTATACTTTCAAAACTAAAACTTCTAAGCGTACCGGCCCAAATTAAATATGCATCACCGCCAATTACGCCTAAATTGTTTTTGGCTTTGCCACCATAAAATTTTGTAAACTGTCCCCACAACCACATCATTGATTTTTGATGTTCATCAATCAAAGCCTTTGCTGATGTCGATTCCGTGTTCGCTTGCGTAGCTGGCCGCTGCTTCTCGCTGCTCTTGTATAAAATTTCCCGTTGCTCCGTGTTTATCACTTGCCCGCTTAGGTCGCTGATCGATTGCATCTAATTCACCTGATTTATTTTTTTTAATATATTCCCGCACTATCGGGTTGAGATAGGAAACATTGAAATAACCACTGCTCGACGATTGAACCGCCCTGCCAATTGCCAGTTGCAAAACATCAGCACTCAACCCCAACACCAACCACTCATCCATTAATTTTCGATTATGAAAATTAATTAAACTTTTCTCATCGACATACGCAATTAAAAAATCATGAATCTCAGAAATTTTGGTGTAGTTAGTTAGTTTATAGTTAGATGTAAGAGGTGGGCTCCTATTCAGAACAGAACGTGTATCCTGTTCTGGCTCCTGTTCGTACCCTGTTCTGGTTCCTGTTATTTTTGAAAGCCCCATATCAACAACGTTTGAGCCTGATTTAATTGGCTCCTGTTCGGGTTCCTGTTCGGGTGAATTACTGGCTCCTGTTCTGGCTCCTGTTTGTACCCTGTTCATTTGGACGGATTTATTCGAAGTTGCTAAAAGCAATTTAAAAACATTGGGACCAATGTCTTTTCGGCGTCTAATTAAGCCGATGGTTTCAAGCCGATCTAAAATCTTTCTAACCTGGCTTCGGGTATATTCTAATTTTCCTCGACCTCGCAAAGCATCGACATATAAAAGCTCAGTAAAAAATGAGTCGCTTATCCGATAAGACAAACCAGCAATGCCTGTTTTAAAATCTACTATTTGCTTAAGCTCAGCATAAACCTTATAAAGCTCAGCACGCTCATTAAACAGTTCACGCCGCTCTTCTTTATTTAAAGCCGCATTAGCCACCTAACCATTCACCTGCATTGGTATAACTTTATCCAGGGTGTTTTTTAACGTATTTAATGCTGCGATACTTTGCATAATTTCTCGCTTAACTTTCACTCGCTCTTTTTCCGTAATTATTCCGTCGGCCATTGCCAGCTCAACCGCCCTCATTACATCACCGCCTTCACTTGCAGCATGTAAAGCTGCTTGCAAAATAGAACTGGCCGTTTCTTTATTGCTTGATACAAATCGCCCGCCAAATAATCCACATAAAATATCAAGCGGCTCAATATCACCTGTTGCATCAATAATACGAATAAACTCGCTTACATTCGGCATGTTCACCGCATCACTGGGCTGAAGTTTTTTAATTAATGTTTTTTCTAAAACACCTATTTTTCGCGCCATCTTCGATATGCCACCAGCACGCTTACACGACTGATGCAAACTATGAAATAACTGCTCCACTCTCATAACCCTCATAAATTGCGGGAGACTCTATTTAGAATCTCCCCTACCATTAATTATGAATAATCAATACCTAAGCAGCCTCAACAGGCACTGGAAACTCACCGGGACACAACAGATAAGCTTTCGAAACTCCTTCTGTCACAACCTCGATAGCGTACGCAACATTTGTTGGCGTTTTACATTCTCTATTCAGCCAATTCCATACATGCTTTTGAGTTACAACTCGATTAATACCCGCAGATTTAAAGTAATCGGTAAGCCGACTAGCAAGCTCCGTCTGACTGTTACTACAAACTGCCACCGCCCTTTGAAGCTCAACATTGTTACTGTTATTTTTTATCATGCCTATTTTTACTACAGTTGTTGTATTGAGTCAACAGTTTTTGTTGTTTGAATGAACACTACACAGGTTGTAAATTTATAAAATGAAATTCAAAGACAGACTTAAACTAGCGATAAACCAGACAGGCAAGACTCAAAATGAGATTGTTGAAATTTTGAAGCGCATACCTGGTGGCGAAAAATTCACACAGCAAACCTTGTCATCACTGCTAGTGGGTAGAATAAAATCCACATCTTACGTTGCCCATATTGCTAGAGTATGCAATGTCGATGCATTATGGCTTGCATCTGGCGTAAAACCCGAGACACCAGTGCTTGATAGTGGTTACGGCAGCAACGAACAACCTCAATCTTACAGTCCGGTCATTGATGAACAGGTACGTGAAGTAATCGAATATGCTGTAACACACCAATTAAAAGACTACTATTCCAAACTTCCAGCCAGTGCTCAAATTAAACTAGTATTTGAGTTATATAGCACCGCCTATGAAGACAGAGCGCTACTGAGCATCACTAAAGACATGCAAACCTCAACCCTGCTAAAAATGATAAATAGCTAGCCCTTAACTACCGCACCCTCCCCCTATAAGCACCGCTCCAAACACAAATTTAAGTGTTTTCTGTAACTATTTTATTAAAATACTACATTTGTAGTTGACTGAATAACATCATTTGTTGTAATGTGAATTCAGGTCATCAGCCCGCACAGTTAATCTGGATACAAATAGTCAGCAATTTGCGACTTATAAAGTGCCCCAGAGGGATGACCGCCTTTTAATCACGGAGTGAAACAAATGAACGTAGCTATTTGGTTGATAAGTACCGGTGTTATTTGTATAGCAGCAACCCTGTTTGTTGGTTTCGCTATTCACAACGGTATGAACGACAACGACAGTAAAGATGAAGATTAAACACCTGCCAGGTGCACTGCTGTTTACTCTGTTTTTAATAGCCGCTTACAGCATTGAGGCTAAAGACCTCTGCTCTAAAGCCTACCCTGTAACGACTTACTGCAAGATTTTTTGAGGTGTCCATGAATCATAAAAGCTATTTAGATCTATCTAATTGCAAAAACAATGCAATAAAAGAGTGGTTCTCAATGCAACTCATTATTCCTGTCGAAAAATCAAGATATGAATTTGATTTAGATATTTTAGAAAGCGAATGCAACCCAGTATTTATATTTAATAAAAAGTGGCGCTGTGCCAGAAAACACCGGATTAAAAAAAGAACCCTAAGTAAATACCAAAAACATATATTAAAAATAAACAGCTTTGAACTCTGGAGTAAACCGATAGGGTTTTCCTTCAGAAAAATACCCGCTGGGGCAGTAATAAAACACTATCAAGACTAGACCGTTATTAATGAGGCTGTATGGGATACCAATTTAGCAAAGAAACAATACAGCGTGTCGCCAGAAAACAATATGAACTTAACTACGAGGCAAGTATGAAAAAATCGAACGTAATTCATATAGACAATGATGCTTCACGACTACAAGCCGTGAACGCACTCATTGCTAGCAAAATTAGCTGCGAGGCATGCTAGCCATGAGCGCAAGTCAGCAAGTTCAATACGACCAAATAATGGCGGCCATTGAACTCAAATGGAAGGGTCAGGCAGCTGCATTAGAACGCTATAAAAAAGCAAAAAATTTAGATCATGCCCTGCTAATGCTTTGGGAAATATGCGGCTACTTCAAAGGCATGGAAGATTGCGCCAGAGCGATTAAAAACGAAGCACTTTTAACTGATTTGCGTGTTTTATCTCAACTATTAATTTACCGATTTTCATACCACTAAAAACACAATATGAACTTAACTACGAGGCAAGTATGGAAAAATCGAACGTAATTCATATAGACAATGATGCTTCACGACTACAAGCCGTGAACGCACTCATTGCTAGCAAACTGAGCAACTACCCTAAAGAAACCATTGCCGAAGCTATGAAGTATGGTGCTTATCGTTTAAATCAGGGCGACACAGCATACCGCGCAATTTACAAAAGCATTCAACTAACTCGACGCCTGGTTGAAGCGCCTGGTCCAGCAGCAGCCTAATGAATAATGAAAACTACAGCATGCAGGATGCCGCAAGAATGTGCGGTATCGGCACGTTAAAACTTTTTGCACTGCTGCGCGATAAACGTATTTTAACAAAGGATAATTTGCCTTACATGGAGTATCGCGAAAAAGGATATTTAGATATTCACATATCTAAATGGGTACACGACACCATGGGCGAAATGGCACGTTCTAAAACTGTTGTTACGCCTTCAGGTATAGAGTTTATTAACGAATTAATACAGCGGCAGATTAACCGCGACCCTAATGAGTATAAAAAATGCAATTAACCGATACTGAAAAAGCGCGAGAATATATCAACAACGTAAACGGTGACTTTTGTATGCAACTTGTAGCTGACGCAATAGGCTGCGACCGCATAAAAATCGCATCGCTGACAAAAACTTTAAAAAAACAAGGCAGTATACAATTCTCTGAAATAAAGCCACTTGTAAAAGGCGGCCATTATCATGCATTTTATATCCGCATAAAGAAAATAAAGGTCACACCGAGACCCAGTAAAAAAATCTCAATCAACACAAACTCACCATGGCATCAGTTTTGTTTTAAAAGCCATATAAACACTGGAAAAATTGAATAATGATTGAGGTAAACAGCTATTTTAGCGGAGCAGGTTTAATGGATATTGGGCTACTTGAAGCAGGTTTAAATATACAGCAGGCATTTGAATTAGATGCAAACGCCTGTAAAACATACCGCGAAAATTTAGGCCACCATATCAAGCACTGCGACATAACAAATGAGTTAGTTTTAAACAAAAATAGCTGCGATGTAATGGTTTTTACATATCCCTGTACAAAATACAGCACTATAGCCGACATTCACAATGTGCGAACCGGTGATGATTTGTTTCTGCATTCACTCCGTCATTTAGCGCTAAAAAAACCAGAAGCCTACGTAGTCGAAAATGTGCCAGGCATGAAAGCATTTCCCATTGTTATGGAAACCATGACCAAACTACCCGATTACCACGTGCAAACATTTTGCCCCATTAAGTCAGAGCTTTGGTTACCGCAAAGAAGGGACAGATTAATTATTATAGGCACACGAAAACCTTTTACTGTTAGGCCACCTAAAAACGCAAAGCCCACTACGCTTAAATCGATATTAGAAATCGACCCCGATATTAAAATACCAAAATACATTAAAGACAGATTAACTGGTAAATATAGAGATTTACCTATTATTTCAGACCCAAACAAAGGTGACATTGCACCTACCTGTGTTGCGCACTACTCAAAAGATAAAAGCACACGCTTAGTAAAAGACAAACGATTCCCAATGGGAGTGAGACCCTATTCTGTTAGAGAGTTCGCCAGACTCCAGGGCATACCCGACTGGTTTAAATTTACAGTGTCAAACTCAGCAGCTTATAAGCAAATAGGAAATGGCGTATCAGTACCGGTGGGCAGATGGATTGGAAACGAACTTAAAAGGTATTTCAAATGAAAAACATAATATTTATATTACTACTCAGCATAAGTGCTCAAACCAAAGCCGATGGGTTTTATGTATTCGGAGGCGTATATGCCTACGATGATGGCAACGTAAGCGGCACTAAAGCTGATTATGACGGTATATCACCAGACGCTTACTACGGCATTAAATATATTTACGACGTAACAGATAGACTTTTTTTAAGTACCGGGTGGAAGCATCAATCTAGTGTTTCTTATAGAGAAGTGGGCGGTGGTTTCCAAGGTGTATTTGCAGATTTTAATTTGAAAATATTTTAACAGTATCAGGAAAAATATTATGAATATTGAAATTAAACTTGGTTGGTATCTAATTCCCTTAGCCGTAACAATTATAAGTTTTATAGTTGCTAATAATTATACATACAGAGGTAGTAGTGGTTACGCCGCTATAGATCTTGAGGGTGTTGTTAGAAATGCAATAGCCTTAATAATTTCACTCATAGCGTGGCTAACCTACGCGTTGATATTTTAATACCAGGCCAATAACATGAAATTACTATTATCTCTAATCATATTTATTTCTATGCCGTTACACGCATCAAATAAAAACATTTCCTATGCCGATAAAAAAGTAATTAAATCATTTGTTATAAAAGTAAACCCAACACTCGTTGCTGCGAACGCCTGCTTAAAAGAGCTAATAAATAAAAACAAGCCAGGCATTCAATGCGAAAGCTACCATACAAAAATAGCGGAGCTAAACCGAATTTACAGAGTGATTAGCTTAATTGACAAAAAAAAGCGAAACCACGCCATAGCTAACAACAACGAATGGTACTCCGCTTTTCTTTTATACGACAAATTACAATTTATTGTTATGAGGATTAATGACAAGTGAAAACATTTATAGCTAATCAGGATTAAATTATGGGATTAACATGTGAATGTGATAACGATTGGTGGCCAGACCCTGGCGATTGGATGTGGTCAGAACGGCCAGACGGGTACAAGAAATTTCCGTTTAAGGTCAGGAGAAAATGCAGTTCGTGCCATGAGCTAATAAATATTGGCGCTTTAGCTGTTGAGCACTATCGAGTAAGAATTCCTGATACTGACATCGAGGTGAGAATTTACGGGGATGACGGCGAAATACCCATTGCCTCCGACTGGATGTGTGAACGTTGCGGGGATTTATATTTTTCGCTAACTGAGCTTGGGTATTGTGTTAATCCTCGTGATGATATGCGAGGGCTTATTGAAGAATATGTCAACGAACACACAGGTATTCAGGAGTAAATCATGGGTTGGTCAATAGGTTTTGATGGTAATTGGAAACGTGACATAGGTTATGCAGTGCCTGCAATTTGTGATCACCCTGGTTGTGAAAATGAAATTGATCGCGGGATTAGTCATGTTTGTGGCGGTGCTGCTTATGGCGGTGATGATGGGTGCGGCCTGTATTTTTGTTCAGACCATCTATATCCAATTAAATGCGAACAATGCATTGATGACAAGGAGCCATTTGACTCTAAACCAGATATAAAGGTTTGGATTGAGCATAAGTTAACACATGATAGCTGGAAAGAATGGCGGGATGAAAATCCGGATGAAGTAAAGAAAATGAAGTTGATATATTTACGGCAAAATTTTAACGGTAAGTAATTATGGCATGGCAAAAAATATCACAATTCAGAGATGATGCATTTGAGGAAGGCTCAAAGCCTCAAATTCGCACTATAATAAACTGGATAGAAGCTGGGGAGCTATACGGGCGCAAGTTCGGTGGCCAGTGGTATGTTGACCCTGACATTTCAATAGTACCGGGCAATACAAGCAAGCCAAACTTAAGCAACGAGGCAATGGAGCTAGTTAACCAAGCACAGGCATCATGATAAAACGAAACGATAAAAATCAGGATTTAGCGGATAACCTTCATATAAGTAGCAAAAAAAAAGGTGTTACTTACTTTTACTATTTGCACCCTATCACTAAAAAACGCAGCGCCATGGGTTGCAACAAAAAAGCCGCCATCGAGGCCGCTAATTATTTAAACAGCCTACTCACAAAAAATGCACCGTTAATTCAAAGCGTAATTAACCCAAAAAAGAAAACACTTTTACAGGTTGTTACCGAATATAAAAAAAACGAAGTGCCAAACAAACCCTGGGCAAAAGGCACCGCAGATAATTACCGATACCGATACAATAAATTCGCTAAAGACTTAGGCCACCACATGATTGAAGTGGTAGACAGGCTAATGATAGCAAACTGGCTTAATGGTTTTGCCGTAAGCAACGACGTGCACAACACTACATTATTTATTATTAAAGATATTTACGATTACGCCATATCCAGAAAATACTTAAATAGCAACGAAGCCGCGGCCGTACGTAAAAAATCACTCTCTAAAAAGCTGGAAGCCAACAAAAAAGCCCGGCAACGCCTCACTGTTGAAATGTTTTGGGCGATACACGATAAAGCGCCTACCTGGTTAAAAAATGCCATGGAGCTCTCATTAATAACGCTGCAGGCCCGTAATGAAATTATAAACATGAAATTCGACCACCACCGGGCTGGCTGGTTATATGTAATACGCCAAAAGGTCGCAGGTGAATCAGACTTTGGTTTTATCCGGATACAATCAACTACGCAAATTGATAACATTGTAAAACGAAGCCGCAACCAAATAATTTCGCCTTACATTATTCACTACAACCCAAAGCGCATGCGCAGAGACCAAATGATTAATAAAAACCATTGGTCATGCATAACACCCGGTTATTTATCAAACCAATTCAAGTCCGCCCGCGACAAATGCGAACTGTTTAACGACTGGAACCCAAAAGAAAAACCCACATTTCACGAAATTAGATCACTGGGCGCACGTATTTACAGAGAGCAAGGCAGGCCAAAGCAATATATTCAAAGCCTACTCACCCACTCTAACCAAAAAACCACCCAAATATATCTGGACGGTGGCCAGTTAAGTGATGAGCACTTCTATAAGGTTGAGGCTGGGCTAGATTTGATGAATTTACCTAAGATATAACCGAAAGAATATATTAAATGATTACTTTCTCCCTTCAATAACAATATTAATTCATATAAAGATACAATTTTAACTAGTAAAATAGATTAAATTAGGAGAATATCTATTGGTTATAACTAGAAATAGTTGCTGTTAACAGATGTTAGGTAAAAAAAGGAAATAAAATTATGACTGAAGCTGAAATCCCAATATATCTAAACTTGTCATTTTGGTCTGTTGTCGTAGCTACGATTGCTATAATTTTATCTCAAATTCCTCCAATTAAAGAATTATTAAAGAAAGCAAAATTAGATTTAGAAGTTTATTCAAAAATATCTGTTACACACAAATTAGGTAACCCAAACTTACAATTACATCTTATGCTTACAAATATTGGTGGTCGAAAAATCAGAATAAAAGATATATCAGTCATTATTTCACGTGAAGGCAAAGAGCTTGCAATATTACCTGCACAAAATTATCTTCAAAATCAGAATGATCAAAACGCACTTTTATTTACAACTTTTTCATTATCACCAAATCAGGAATGGGCTCATATCATTAATTTCTTAAATATCTTCAATAGAGAAGAAGAAAAAAAATATCAAAGTATTGAAGGCGCCATGATCACTGATTACCGTGAAAAATTTAAAGAATTAGACACTGAACCTGAAAAAGATCACATGATTGAACATGAAAAGGAACTTGTAGACAAAGCATTTGCTTTTTACAACTCAAAACAAATATGGAAATCAGGCGAATACAACATGAAAGTTAATATAGCAACAACTGATCATGTTGCGGACATATCAAAGAACTATCGTTTTACTCTATTTGAATCACATGCTGAGCAATTGTCTGAAATAACGAAGAGTTATAAATATGGTGGTGGAATATGGTGTAATCCAGCACACGTACAAACAACTGTAATATTACAAATAACAGAAGCCTAACTGGCTAGTATAGGAATTATATTTAATTTTGCTTTATTATTTTTAGTACAAAGACCAATTTAAAAACGATTAAGTATTGGCTGTATATGCGGCTATTTAATACTAATTCAACAGTATTATTCCCGAATCTTTACCGAATCTTTACCGAATAAGTAAAGCTTATAGTATATGAAAATCACACAAGTTATTGATTCATATATTAAAAACTGGTCGGGACGACAGGATTTGAACCTGTGACCACCACACCCCCAGTGTGGTGCGCTACCAAACTGCGCTACGCCCCGAATAGGCGGTGAATTCTACACTGAGTGGAGGTTTGATTAAAGTATTTTCT